TATCGTGGACAAGCAGCTTATGCAATTGGCTACTCAAGAGTTTCTGATAATGGCAAATGGCTTATTCGAGCGTCTGTTAGCAGTAATACTCAGCGGGATACTACGATTGGAGGAGGGGTAGGTTTTGTGTGGTAATCTAGCACCTATAAATTAGAATTTCATGCTCAATGCCATTGTTATTTTAACAATGGCATTGTTTTCTATAGTGGGTTTAGTGGTAGGTTTGAATAAATTTTTGATAGGCATTCAAAAACATTTCAAAATCTTCTAATCCGCAAAAAGCGATACTTTCTTCATCATAGAAACTAAAGCCGTTTTCGACATCTTCGATTTCTTCAAATGTCATATCCAGATTATTTGCTTTCACCATCACTTCTTCAATGTTGATATAAAGGCTATATTCTTTACCTTCAAAAATCCATTCGTAGTTTTGATCTTTGGTTTGGCGACAATGCTCAATTTCAGCAAAAATAGCGGTTAACTCTTTTGGATTTGGCACAATCTCGGTATTTAACCAACGAGCAAATGCCTCGTGATCCATTGAACATTTGGCAATAACGCCGTGCATGGTATGTGTAAATTGGTATTCCATCATTTTCTCCTTTCAAACAAGCGGTCGGATTCGTTTGGTTTTTTGCAAAATATTATAACGAAGTGGCCGCTTGCAACTACAACTTAACCTTTCTTCAAAATCTCTTTTAAAAATCTTGCCGTATGGGATTTCTTATCTTTTGCCACCTCTTCAGGCGTACCTTCGGCGATAATCTGTCCGCCACCGCTACCGCCTTCAGGACCTAGATCGACAATCCAGTCTGCCGTTTTGATCACATCTAAGTTATGCTCGATCACCACAATGGTATTTCCTTGATCACGCAAGCGGTGCAATACGGTCAATAATTGTTTAATGTCGGCGAAGTGTAATCCTGTCGTTGGTTCATCAAGAATATAGAGGGTTTTGCCCGTACTTGTAACCCTTCACGCCCTACACTAAAGCTGATCGTACATTGCTCTAAGCGAGACGTTTCAAGATCGTTTTGACTAAACAACGCATTCACGCCTAAAGTAATTCGCAAAAGATCAATATCAGGGTCAATCACCGTGCGAGAAATAGGGTGTTCTAATTTCACTTCTGCACCCACAGAAACTTCTCGCTCTGACGCATCAAAATCTTCAAGGGGTTGCTGGTCTTGATAGCCTAAACGGTAACGAATTAACGTGTTTTGATAATTCCATTCCCCTTTCGAGTTTTTTATCGGCGTGTAATCAAAGAAGGCACTCTGATACTGATCTGCTGTCACCGCACCACGAATAGGACCGAGTGAAATTAAGCCAATCGCACTTAATCGCTGTGCTGATTTTAGGTTATCGGGTGCTTCGTAAGGTGTATGGCCACCACCGCCTGAACTTCCGCCCATAATGTTTCTCCAATAAAAAAGCCGTTACAGTTTCCTGTGCGACTGTAATTTGTTTACGTTGTCACATCATCAAAGGTATCAATACCCTGCGAAATCAAGATAAGACTTGTCATCATTTTTCCGTAAAGCAACGGAATCGGTCTGCCTTGAGGGGTAAGATTGCGAATGTTTGAGAATGATGTGCTTTGTTGTTTTTCGCTATCACTTAATTTCGTGTTCATATCTGGTGGACGAGCAAGCATTTGCATTACTCCGCCCATTGCCATTGATGCCCCCATTGCTCCAACCATCATTGCTGTACCTGCCGTCCAACCTAAAGGATTCCACCAAGCTACTGCAATAAGGGCAACACCGACGATCGCTTGTACAAATCCTACGCTTTTCCCTGCCCCCACCACCACAGGCGTAAAATGTACAGTGCAATCATCTGCAAGTGTCATTGTAGGATTGGTTTTTATCTGCTCTTCGCTTAAATAGCGTTTTCCGATTCGGACTTTGTAATAGCCTTTCCGCAAATGTTGACTCAAACCTTGAATCTGACTGAGTAGTCCGCTCATCAGCTCCTTAAAGGAACTGACTTCAAGCACTATCGGTTCGTTAGGCTCAAATCGTTTAAGATTGCCGTAAAATTTAACTCTGACCATTTCGGGTATCTCCAAATACTGTGCGTTTGTTGTAACCAAGCGCCGTCATAAGGCACTCGGGCAGATAATCGCCCCTCGCTGTGGTGTAACATCATTTGATTACCAAGGTAAATGCCTGCGTGATTAGACACATCGCTACCAATTTGCAGTAACACAATATCGCCAAGCTGGGGCTGTGCTTCAAAATCTAACCGCTCAAAGCCAAAGCGGAGCAAGTTTTCTTCATACAAGTTGCCTGATTTAAACCATTCAAACTCGTACTCAACATCGTCAGGCAAATCCAATCCCGACAACATATAGGCATCAAGTAAGATATTGCGGCAATCTTGCTTGTTATTCTCAAACGGACGACCGATAAGCGGTGCGATTGGGCGGAATTTTTGCAATTTTCCGTCGCAAACCAACCAAAACGGCAGATTTAACCGCACTTGGCATTCTCTGTCTGCGGTTGATAGATAAGGCAAACCTTTCTCGGTGTCTGAATCAGGGTGAGAATGAACAACCGCCACAATCTCACCCACGCTTTCCGCCCGAATCCAATCATCAGGTGAAATTTCAAAATGATTAATCAGATCGACAGCCACATTTTCACAAGGAAAATAACGCAACTCACCGCCCTTAGAAACGACAAAACCGCAACTTTCGTGCGGTTCTGAGCGTTTGGCGTGATATAAAATTTGTTCTGTAAAAGAGATATTTTGCATTATTGTATACAACCTATTTACAAGTTAAGATTTAAGCGTATACTTACTGTATACAAAAAGGATAACCACAATGATTCTCTCGTTTAAACATAAAGGCTTAAAGCTATTTTTTGAAACAGGTTCAACAGCAGGTATTCAAGCTAATCACGCTTCTAAATTGCGTCTTCAACTTGCGACACTAGAGAACGCTGAAACTGTTTCTGCAATGAACTTTCCTGGTTGGGATTTACACCCATTACAAGGCAATCTTGTTGGACATTGGAGTGTCAAAGTCAATAAAAACTGGCGTTTAACCTTTAAATTTGAGAACGGTCACGCAGAAATTGTGGATTATCAAGATTATCATTAAGGAGCTGAAGAATGAGAATGTTTAACCCGCCACATCCAGGCTTATTGCTAAAAGAATACCTAGATAATGCCGACACTAGCATTACTCAAATTGCTAAACAACTTGGTGTCACTCGTGTCTGTCTATCTCGTATTATCAATGAAAAATCAGCAATAACCCCTGAAATGGCACTTCGTTTAAGTCAGCTATTGCCTAATACCACACCCAAATTATGGTTAGGTATGCAAGCAGATTTTGATTTGTGGCAATTAGAACAGCGTGCTACATTTCACATAGAACCGCTATTTGCTTAAGCCCCATACTGCGTCGTACTTGGAAAGCCCCCAAACGGTAAAATGGCATTAGCCCCGAATCTCAGCTTGCAACCACGCAAACAGTGGGAACAAGCGTCTTTTTTCGGATCGGTTGTCGGGTTATCTTTTTCATCGGCAACAGGTCCGCCTGTGTAGCCACACTCCGCAGAGCGATATTGCCAAATACAGGTATCTGATGTAATCATCAACAACGGTATGCGAGCATTATCTGTTTCTGCGGGTAAAGCCAGCTCAAAGGTCGCTACTTCATCATTTAGGCTTTTTAACTGCTCAATGATGAATAAACTCACACTTTCCTGTGTCGGATCGGCTTGTGGATTTTGTCCGTTAGGGAAATTGCGAGCATCAAGGAATTGTGCATAGACTAAACGACGTGTCACCTTTGCCCCAATTCCTTGTCCGAAATCTGCGGCTAAAGCGGTGACAATGCCGTACAGGTTTGAGATTGTTAAAGTCGGTCGGTTACTCGGACCTTGACCGCTAATTTCAAAACCGTCCGCATTAATTGGATAGGCTTGGTATTCGTTACCTTGCCACCAAACATTCTGCTGACCTTGATTTAAGCCATTGTGAAAGCGTAATAACTCCCCTTTTTGTGTTTGGTCGCTATTACTGCTGATATGCCTTAAATCAATTTCCCACAGTTCAATCAAGGCATTTTGTTCCAGTTTTGGCAGTTCGTTTGCCATTTTTTGGGGTAGGGCTTTTGGCATTACATACTCCTATCGTCTAAATTGACCACCCGCACGAGCGAAATTATTGGTGATCGCTTTCTGACTTTCGTCTCTTGCGATTCCTCTCATTGTTTTTAACAATTCCACTGTGATGTGAGTTCCATCTGGCGTTTCTTCTTGAGAAACTTTGGCATCTACTGCATTACCATTGTTGATGATTTGAACATTTACAGATGATTTACCCGATGCTTGATTTCGGTTTCCTTGATTTGCTAAAAAGGCTTTTAAATCTTGGTTAGTACGGCTATCTACAACTCGCTCGCCACGATCTAGCAACCAAGTTCCTTCCTTTGGTATGCTATCAATACCTGAGTGAGCCATACCGCTCAAACTTATACTTGTCAGTTGAGAAATAACACTCATCCCAGCCGAAGCCACCGCAGCCATATTTGCGAATTTCTGAGCTGGTGTCATCGCTGTTCCATCGCCCATTGCCTGCACAATCGCTTGTTGAAGTCTAACCATTGAATCTGCAACTGCAAAAGCTTTTGACATCGCAAACATTGTTTTATAAACACCAGATTGCTTGCCCATTGATTGAGCAGCTAAATCAGCCATTTGACCAAATGCACCGCCTAAATTTTGCAACCCAGCAGAGTAATTTGATAAATCCTCAAGAATCGTTTTACTACGATATTGTTCTTCAAGTTGATTTTTTCTTTTCAAAAAATCTTCGTGACTAATTAGCATTTGATCATACCTTGACTGATTTTCTGCTAGTTTCGTAGCTTGCTCATTCTTCATTGCTTGCATAGGGTCGAACTCTGCTTTCCATTGGTCATAGCCGTTCACCGCATTTTGCCCAGCTAATTGTGCCTGTTTATTTCCAGCCTCCCAAGTGGCGTTTTCTGTGGCTTTTTTCGCTTGGTCATGAGTTAAAAGCCCTGCTGCATTGAGTTGTTGAATATCTTGTAAATGCTCTTTTAGCTCGCGTGCATATTGCAACTCAGGGGCGAACTGTTCTGCTAATTTTGCACGTTCATTGGCAAAACGTTGTGAAATCGCCAATTTTGCTGACTCATATTCTTCGTGTGAAACTACCCCTTTTTTATTATGCTCTTCCAAACGTTGGAACATTCGCTGTTGCTCGGCGTCAATTTCTTCAAGGGTGGAACGGCTGTGTTTGCGAACTTCATCATAAAATTGGAGCCAGCTATCACGGGCATTTTCACCGCCACCACTGCCGCTATTCAAACCTTGATTAATACCCTCTGTTTGCGTCTGATCTTTGAACATCCCTTGTAATACTTTCCGGCCCTCAATCAGTTTATTTAAGGTTTCGATAGATAAATCAATGCCTTTATCAGCCGCATTCGCTGCAGTAATCGTACCATTGGCAATATCAATTAGCACTTGATTATATTCAGCGCCTTTATCGCCAAGCAATTCATATAAGCCGGCTAAAACAAAGGCGGACTCTGCCTGTCCTTGCTGTTTTAATTTTGCCACTTCAAGATTTTGCGCTACCGTTAAAGCGCGTTCTTTTAATTTTTTAAACGCCTCATCTAGATCTAGATTGTTCTTTACTCCACCTTGCGCCGCCTCTTTCTGTTGTTTTATCGTATTGCTTAAATCGGCAATGACGCTATCTGCCGTATTGGCATCAACACCTAAGTTTTTCATTTTGTTGCGAAAATCATCAATGCTTTTACCATTTGACAAGAACACCCCACCAAGTGCGGTTAATTGGTTGGTTAAAACTGAAAGATCGATATTTTTATTTTCTCGAATCTTTTCTAATTCCGCATTTAACTTTTCAAGATCTTGCTTGGAACTTTCAGACAGCTCCAAACCAAATTGCCAAGCACTTGTTTGAATTTGGGAAATTTCCGCCTGTACTTTGGAAATTTGCTCACCATAATTTTCCATTGCTTGAATTTGCTCAAAAATTTTCAAGGTTAACGCGCTTTCACTTAAGCCGTCATAACTTTCTTTTAAACGGTTATTCGCACTCTCGGTATCTAACGCCGCCTCTTTTGCCTCTTGTGCCTTTTGGCTGAAATAAAATAATGCACCTGCTGCAATTGTTGCCGCCCCAGCTGGACCACCTTTTTGGCTCCTGCGGCTGCACTGCTTGCAATTGGCTCCTGCGGCTGCACTGCTTGCAATTGATGCGCGTTGAGAGGCTTTTTCTTGCGCCGCCTCTTTCTGTTGTTTTATCGTATTGCTTAAATCGGCAATGACGCTATCTGCCGTATTGGCATCAACACCTAAGTTTTTCATTTTGTTGCGAAAATCATCAATGCTTTTACCATTTGACAAGAACACCCCACCAAGTGCGGTTAATTGGTTGGTTAAAACTGAAAGATCGATATTTTTATTTTCTCGAATCTTTTCTAATTCCGCATTTAACTTTTCAAGATCTTGCTTGGAACTTTCAGACAGCTCCAAACCAAATTGCCAAGCACTTGTTTGAATTTGGGAAATTTCCGCCTGTACTTTGGAAATTTGCTCACCATAATTTTCCATTGCTTGAATTTGCTCAAAAATTTTCAAGGTTAACGCGCTTTCACTTAAGCCGTCATAACTTTCTTTTAAACGGTTATTCGCACTCTCGGTATCTAACGCCGCCTCTTTTGCCTCTTGTGCCTTTTGGCTGAAATAAAATAATGCACCTGCTGCAATTGTTGCCGCCCCAGCTGGACCACCAATAAGACCTAATGCGCCACTTAATAAATTTTTGGCTCCTGCGGCTACACTGCTTGCAATTGATGCGCGTTGAGAGGCTGCAGCAAGATTATTCATAGCAGCCGCCTCCGCATTAATAAGCCCCGTAATAACTTGCGCTTGTTGAGCCATTTTAGCCTCAATCGCTGCTCTAGCTTTCTTGGTTCGTACTAATTGCATTTCTGAATTCAACAAATTCATTTTGGCTTGTGCAGCCGCTAATTCTGCCGCTGCTTGGGTTTGTGTGGCTTTCGCAGCGATTAAACTCGCTTGCGCTTGTCTGTGTGTTTCCACTCGAGCAAGAACCAACGTTGAAATAAACTTAGCACCATTGCCGGCTACAATTGCCAAAAGTACACCAGCTAAATACTCAAAATTCTGCGCAAGAAAAGAAACGCCAGCTGCTAAATTTTCTGTAATACCTAAAGTGCGGTTCTGTTCGTCTACAAATTTCATAAATGCGTTTTCCATTTGTTGCATTGCACCACCAAATGAAATCGGCATTTGTTCAAATTTTTGGTTAATTTTTTCTGTTGAGCCATTAAAGGCATCAAAAATCAATTTAGATGTTAATTGCCCTTCGCTTGCCAGTTTTTTCACTTCAGCACGGCTTTTACCCATATATTCCGCTAATACATCAAGAATAATCGGGGCGGATTCCGCAATGGTTTTAAATTCATCGCCTTGTAATTGCCCTGAACCCAAAGCTTGCGACAACTGAAATAATGCACTTGCTTGAGCCTCAGCACTCACACCACCAACAGCCATTGCTTTATTCATTGTTTCAGTAAATTGCAGAATGTCTTTTTGTGCATAGCCATAATCTTTTAAAGCACGAGCTGAACGCGTGTATAATGAAGTTGTCGCCTCTACATCTGTTTTACATTCACTCAGTGATTTAGGTTTTGTTGCAGATGAACCACCTGCACCACCGCCACCACCGCTTGAGCCAGTGCCTTTTAGAATAGAATTTTTGTTAGGGTAAGCATCCACTAAAGCCTCTAACGCCTCTTCAAAATCCGCTCGTTGCCCTGGTTTTACTCGACTGAAAATTTCATTGCCAAACGCATCTTTTGCCAAAATTGCACCATTTTCATCAATGCTAAAATGCTTACCAAAGAACGCTTGAGCCACATCAACAGGCATTGCCAGTTTCTCCGTGACAAACTTAGAACGAGCAAACGAACCACCGATCAACTCAGTATGCAATTGACCTTGTACTTTCTCTGCTAACGCTTTGGCATCTGCCAGTTTTTGCTCATAGCCCTTAATCACTTCTTGTTTAACCTTTTCCGCTTCACCTGCATCAATCAGTTTTTTAGCATCAAGATTTTCCACTGTTTTTAAGGCTTCTCTTGCTTTTGCAACATCCTCAATTCCGTCAAACTTTTTGAGTTCCGCTTCCGCTTTCACGGTGTTGCTTGTTTTCAGCATTGAGCGAAGAAATTTTTTGCATTGCTTGCGGTGCATCAAAAGGGATTTCCTTCCCGTCATCGTGGATATACACAGGTTTGCCATCTACAACCACAACATTGCCGTTTTCATCGAGTTTTAATTTCATTTGGATTTCCTTCCTAAGTGAGTTTGTGTTTCTTCCGAAACGTGGATAATAAAAAACCGCTTATACATTGCTGTATAAGCAGTTCGGTTGAAATTTAGGTATAAAAAAACCTAGCACTTAGGCTAGGTTAATAATTGTAGCTCCACAAAATGAGAAAGGGAGCTACAACGGAAATAGCTCTACTTAATTTAATTTCATCATTCTTTCATAGGCTTCACGCTTGCTTTCTCGCAATGATTGTATTTCTGACTTCGTCAGCTG